ATAGCCGCTATCGCATCCTGAGACTTCTGTTCTTCAATAGCCTTGTTCAAGGCAAAGGACTCTGGTGAACCACCATATTGGGCAGTTTGAAGTCCTTGTCTTCCACCGGCAACCAATTGTTGTTGAAGCGCGACTCTGGCCCTTTCTTCTTCCGGCATCCGTATCTCACGCAAACGGTCAAACAGGGTTTGCTCACCCGCCGCTAATGCTGGTGCTTTAAAAGGATCATGAAAAGCCTTCACATACTCGTCTTGCTTCTGACCTCGATAACTCCTTCCTGAATCATCTAGCCCACTCATCTCAAGCATACTGATAAGATCAGCTTGTCCAGCCCTCGCATCATCTGTAGGTAAGCCAGTAGCAGGATCAATCGCTCCCTGACCACGACCCATAATACCTATGTCATATAAAGACTGACCACCTGTTCGCAGACTTGCTTCCAAGGCTTGCTGTTCTGGGGATAAAGCAAAAGTCGTACCGCCGGTTCCTGTAGTAGTTACGCTTCCAGGCAAAGAAGTAACAGTGAAAGGCTTAAACTGAGTAGCTCCTGCTACGGTGTCATAGATGCTCCCTGTGGGCATCCCGATAGAAGTCACGGCGTCTTTACCCATATCTTCAAGCCGCTTAACAGCACTTTCAGCCGAGGCTATCTGACCGGCTGCACCAATAGCTTGTAACCATCCCTTGTTTTCTGGGTCGCCAAACCAAGAGGAAACTTTATGCAATACATTATGCGGCATTAGTATGTACCTCCATCAATCGTACCCACTGTAAATGTACCAGTTACGGTCAGATCAGCAGCGGTTACGGTTCCGGTAAAAGTCGGAGAGGCAATATTACTCTTTGAATTAACCGCTACCTGAACAGCCGTATATTCAGTGGTAAATTCAGAGCCTTTTATAACCTTGGACGGATTGCCCGAAGGTAAGGAGTCTTTAGCCCCGAAATTTGTAACTATCGTATAATCAGACACCTAGTTTATCCTCCCGATAAGACTGTGGATATTCAGTTCTTGAAATGCTATTTCACTTCCATTAACAGTTGTAGTCAATCCTACAGTTACTACACTACCACTACCCGTGGTGTTAATTTTTTCAGTATTAATTAACGTAAGTGAGGACGAGTATTCAGCAGTAGTATTATATTCCGATATATTATATTGACCAGAACTAAACGCTTCTAGTGTATATACCTGTGATTGATAATTACCTTCATAATCATACGCCCAGTTAAGCGTCACTTCTGCCGAAGCCCCGTTGAAAGTCGTAACATTCACTTTCTTTAGAAACTTCAGACGCGATGAATCACCAAAACTTAACGGATGGGAAAAATATTCCAACCCATAACTTGCAGAATCATCTGTGTTAGAAGTGTATTCAGCAATGCCTGTTTCCACCCCTATATATAATTCATCAGCGTCCGTAACCACAAAACATAAAGGGTCTAATGATGTCCATGTAGTTGTGCGATAAGAGCCATCCTGTAACGGGTATCTGGTATCAAAACAGTACACTACACCGGCTACTGGAAAGTTAATTAAAAAGAAGGAATTATTGGCATCATAAATACTTTTGATATTTCCCGTTTCTGCCTGTGTTCTCGCCTTAATGTCATTGTTTACATTCTTGGATATATCTCCTATGGGAGAAGACTTCTCTTGAATTGTTCTGGCTAACGACCTGACCCCAGAGAAATCAAGAAACAGTATGTCTTTACCCGTAGATTGAATCGCATCACGCCCTACACACCCTATATTCAGGATCGTGTCATCGAGCGTCATATTGGCAGGGTCACTTGCCCCCGAATAAACCAGTATGCTTCTCTTGCCTAATATAATAAGAAAATCGTTATGGGCTGAGAGGGTGATAATTTCATCAAAGCCTCCAGGCCAAACAGTTGTAAGGTCTAGGGAACCACTTGAACCGCCCGACCAATCAACACCATCGAGAGAGTCACTCCAGTACAGAGTTTGTTTATTATCTGCTTTATCACCAGCCCAGATTCGTCCATAAGCCGCTAGACAAGCATGAGCTTGAGGTGGTGTTCCGGCTGAACTGCCGTGAGCAGCAATGGTGGTTAATGCACTGGTTGCCGCATCATAAACTAAAGGCGCATGACCCCTTTGAAACATGAAAAACATATTCGCAAGAGAAGCCACCGACCAGTTATTAGCAGTTACAGTGAGGCTTGCTGTTATATCAGTGAGAGTAGTAGTCCCAGAAAATATCTTGTTATTCCCAAAACTAAAAACGATCTTGGTTCCATTTACTTGTATAAATTCACCGATAGACTCGATTCCGGCAGAACTCCCTAATACCGTAGGGCCATTACTGGATACCATCGTGTACCCCTTACGGGACGCGATTCTTCCTTCCTTGTCAATAATGCAGTTATTTGCCTGAGCAGCGAAACTAGGCTCTTGTAATAAAGGGGCATCCTGAGTGTTAATCCCAGCGAAACCTGGAGCAGAGATAGTTATGTTTTGTAACGGTTGTGCCATATCAAACTGCCCAGAAAGTCATTTCAACAGGATATTTATTAGCGTCTATCTGTATAGCGTCTGCCAAGGCTATATTTGCCAAGCCAAACTGTTCTGCCGCTGACTGTCCTCCGGTTTCTCCTCTTTCACGCAAGGCCATACCATAAGCTAACTGAAGCACAGGGTTAGAAGGAACACTCAGACTTGTAGCATCATCAGCTAATGCAGCCTGTGGGGTAACGACATCAAACCGCATAGCATATATACCATCCGGTTTCGGATATAAGTCCACCTGAATATCACCATTGGAATCCGTTGAATTGAAGGTGAAATAGTAAGGTGCGCTGGAAGCTGGCGTTGCATTATAAAATTGTGAGTTGAAAAAGGTCTTGGTTCTTTGCTGGAGAAAGGCATTAGAAGTATCGTTCATTGCCTCTTTTACGACCGAATCCTGACCAGCACCAGTGAGGGCATAAGTCGTAGTGCCATCTACTGTATTGAAGGTAATGGTATTTCTTAATGCAGACCATTCCCATGCTTCCTCAACAGTTGTTTTGGCATCATTAATCAAGTCACCGATCATGGTGCTATAGGTTGTCTCGGTATAGGTAGAAACCGTGGTTTCACGCAATCTCCTGAGTACACCATTTATAAGATTTAAGTAAGTCATACCATACCCCCATATCTTCTCATCAAGTCCTGAATTTCTCTAGGAGTTAGCATTGTTCTGTCTAGCAAAGTGCCTCTGGTTGTATCAATCCCTAGCTCCGTTCTGAATAGCGTATCCGAAATAGGCGTACTTATCGCCGGAAGGCTTATTGCAACACTTGTTTCTCTCGCTGTGCCTTCACCAGTACCCGTACCCGTTCCTGTACCAGTACCCGTTCCTGTACCAGTACCCGTTCCTGTGCCAGTTCCTGTTCCTCCGTTTCCATTTCCATTCCCATTACCGTTTCCTCCGTTACTAGTACCCGTTCCAGCACCAGTGCCAGTACCACTTCCTGTTCCTGTTCCCGTACCACTCCCTGTACCACTCCCCGTACCAGTGCCAGTTCCTGTCCCTGTACTAGTGCCTGTACCAGTGCCTATTCCAGTTCCCGTTCCCGTTCCTGTACCCGTTCTTGTACCAGTGCCAGTGCCTGTACCAGTTCCAGTGCCTGTGCCGGTAGTAGTGCCGGTAGTAGTGCCTGTTCCAGTGCCGGTAGTAGTCCCAATAGTAGTGCCTCCGGTGGTAGTCCCAGTAGTAGTACCTCCGGTTGTAGTACCTCCTGTAGTAGTGCCTCCGGTTGTGGTTCCTCCGGTATTTGTAACAGTATTAGCAACGGTATTGGCAACAGTGTTGGCAATAGTATTAACAAGAGTCGTTACAGCATTATTGACAGCGGCGGTGTTAGCAGTATCGGCGGTAGCAGTAGCATTAGATTTAGCTACTGCCGCATCTATAATAGCGTTATTAGCATCTGTCGTGCCTTCCCCATAGATTTTATTGGCCTTGGTACGCAGAAGATCATAGGTAATTTTGCCGGTTAAAAAGTCGTTTAATTCATTAGTCCAGCTAATGTCTTTTGTTTTCTTATCAACGGCTTGTCCTCCATGTTCTAACCAAGGCTGTTGAGTATTGGGATTAAAACTTATTGTGACTTCTTCATCATTTGTAAATACTTTCCCGCCACCAGCCCCAGCAACATTTCCACGACCAATGGAATCCTCTGTACTAACTAGGGTTCCATCAAAATCATAATAATTGTAATCAAAAGAATCTGTATCGCTGTTATATCTCCAAGACCCTTGAGGTGAAACGGCTGCAACCGTATCTGATACATCCGTATCTAAAACATCCGTAACGTTAGTATCTGTCAAGACCCCACCGGAATCTGTAACAGCCGTATCAGTTAATAGATTAATTTCGCCACCAGCATCAGCGGATGTAGTCGTAGCAGATGTGTCACTAGCAGCGGCAGTTGTAGATGCAGCAGTATCAGTTGAAGCAGCAGCGTCAGTTGCACCGCCCCCAGTTGAAGCAGTAGTGGAAGCAGCATCAGTTGCTGCGCTATCGGAAGTGTCAGTTGCAGCGGAAGTGTCCAAAGATGCCAGCACCGCAGCCATAACACTAGCGGCTGAAGAACCACCCCCGCCAGCGGTTACATTTAATAATCCTTCATCGCTATAGGATGTCCCGTATCTGGGGTCGCTAAAATTAGCCGTTTGGGTAAAACTGGGGGATATTCCAAATGTCTCCCAGGTCGCTTTCAGGGCGTTTAATCTCTGGGCATCATTTAAACCATAAGTTATAGCTGTTGAATTTATTAAATCTACTGTTTTGTTGGCCTTCTCGTTTATGGATAAGTCAGTATTATTTTCAATAAGCTCCAACTCTGTTTGTAATTCTGCTTGGGTTATTTTTGGGGGTGCGCCTGTATGCTGGGTAACAGTATTGGTCGGAAGGTTTGCTAGAACTCCCAAATCCCTATTAAGAGCTACCGTATTTAGGAAAGGGTCTGGATTTCCACCACGGGCCAAATTAAGAAGATTCGGGCTAGAACTACCACCAAAACCTGAACTCCCTGAGTCGAGTTGTAAACGTCTTAAAGAACTTAAATCGGCCAACCTAGACATATTTACCCCTTGTTATGGCTAGAGCCAAAGAAAAACGCGCTTATGCCACTCACTAAGCCGCCTAAGTAACCAATAATCAAATTGACTATAGCGTTATCATTTGAATCAGGTGGCTGTAAAGTAACCATGAATATATAGCCTATAAATCCTACCAAACTAATTATAGCAAACACTTTTGAAGTAATGTCTTCTTTAAATGCTCGCCTTGCGTCTTGCCTATCTTCTGTCTCAACCTTAAACGCTTCAAGATTTATTTCCAGTTCCTTTATCTTATCGGCAAACTCCCTGTCTGCTTCCTGAATTAACGATGCCTTTTCCGGCTCGTCTTCTAATATCTGTTCTACTTTCTGGATCGAGGCATTAGGTACACCTAATTTGCTAGTGACCATTTTAAGAGCCATCCCGCCCATTGGCCCTCCAACTGCACTTCCTATCGTTGGTGCTAACGCCTTTAAGAGTCCTGAAAGTTTCATCGTAACTCGTTAAGAAAGAATAATATTTTTATAAGGGCGTTCATATTATCCACCACTTTTGTCTTCCGCTTCTTCAGCGTTTTCCTCCTCTACAATGTCGTCAATAGTATCGCAAACATCTGGGATGCTGACACCTGTTGTGACTTCAGTAGCCACCCGACCTACAGCCCTTATACCCTTGTAAACACCAGAACAATACAAGCCTTTATTTTCAATCATTTCTTCCGAAACAGAACAGCTAATAAGAAAGGACAAGAAAAGTAACGGTATTAATTTAAACATTTTCAACCTCATTCATTAGTTTATTCATTTCGGCAGCCTCTTCCTTTGATATAACAAAGTCACTTTGTTTCTTAGGTTTGTCAGCCTGATTATCTAGGAATATCTCTAAACGCTCACTATAACCACCCATAAAATGATCCGAGACTGCATCGGTAATATCCCTGTCATCAACACGCAGCGACTTGGGAGGGTCTATATGGTCAGTACCCTTGTTGGCAAAATAGAGCATGGTCTGGGATTTGGAAGGCCCATAACAAAGTCTGGGTATCCTCGCTACCATATCAGAACCGCAGACAATCGAAATCTGCTTGTCCAACTCCATAGGACGTTTAAACCCTTTGAAAAAAGTGTTGGGCTTTCCAAAGGTAACAAGATTCAGATTAGGGTGCTTTTTGTGAAGTTTTGCTGCACTCAGTTCTGCTAATGCACCTCCCAGGCTATGACCGCAAATGAGGGTACGTTTCTTGGGGTGGATATGTTTCTTGATCTTTCCCCAGACTGACTTGTGGGCTAGGACGAATCCCGCATGACAAAGCCTTCCAGCATAAGGGACTGGGATGCACAGCAAATTTACCGCCCAATCATTAACCTGTTGAGTCCCTCGAAAGGCAATTACATCTATGGTTTTTCGTTTAATAACGTAGGCAGTGGTAGAGGTTAGTTTTGATTCAATCTTTATCGAATCGGTTATCTCGTCATCATATGCCTTATTAGCGTAACGACAAGCTGTGTTTAGTAAAACTGGGTCAAGTTTCATTAGTAATAGCTCCCAATTACGGTAAGGGTAACAACGAGGATAATCCAAAAAACACGTTCACCAAATTTAACGGAAGGACTAATCTCGTTAATCTTTTCATCCATTGAATTAACCCGCTTCTCAATGGAGGATTGACGGTTAAAAATCGTCTTAACTTTCTCATCAATACGGGCAACAGTAATCAAAACATCCTGTATATCTGCCTTCATTGTGTTTCTATTGGCTGTCATTCAAAGGGTTATCCAGTATTTGCTGAATCCTGTCTTCCAAATCATCACGCACCGCCCTTAATTCTACATCAGTTTCCCGCAAACTGTCATTTACACGCTCTTCAAGGGCATAGACATCATCGCGTAATTCCCGTGTTGCCGTAGCTACCGTATCATCTGCTCCCCGCGCTATATCCTCTGTGCTGGCAACGTCTGTCTCGATACGATCTATTTGCTGGTTTACGTTATTAACAATTCTTTCATTCTGATTGGTCAGATCATCAATGTCTTGTCGTAGGGAAGTCTCTACAGTATCCAGTATTCTCTCCTGTTCATCCAGCCTTGTGGCTAATACAGCCAAACCTTCGTCATAGGAAGAAAAGTCAGGTGAAACGTAATTAACAATCGCTGCTTCAGCATCAAGAAGTCGTTGGTATAGTTCAAAACCACCCCACAGGCCACCGATTATCGTACCTAACACAGGAACAATGATAAGCAGTTTGCCACCAGTGAGCTTGATTGCTCCGACTTCTATTTCAGTTTTATCGGTCATATTGCCCTTGTATCAACTCTTGAAAAGTCTGCGCTCCTTGCCCTTGAAAAGCCCTTATATTCCCATCAATCGGCCTATTACCCCCATATATCTCCCTTTCCTGATACCACTGGCCTTGATCCTGAAGCTCTACCCCATAAACATCAAAGCCTGGAACTCTCGACATCAATAAAATGGTTAGTGTCTGGTCTTCAAAACCACCGGAGTCCTGTACGTTTTCTAATTGAGACTCAATGCTTTGCTCTATTTCGGCATCGGTCATGGTTTGTAAGGCTGTCTCAGCACGTTGCACAGTACGAGCCTCGTCAACACTGGGAGGAGCCACATTAAACTGCCCAAAATCTGGAGCTTGTTGGCTTAGAAATTGCCCTATCGTTTGACCAGTAGCTATAGCCTCATTAAAGTCTTGTTCAAACTTCATCTCTGTTACCGAGGCACTTAGCTCTTGCATGACTTCAACTTCTTCAGAAGGTGTCTCTTCTGAGCTACTCTGGGTAACTACTTGGTTAAAATTCTGTACTGGGCCGCTTGAAACAATATCCTGTATAACCTCAATTTCTGGCTCAAAACTTCCAGTATCACCAAATACATCGGTTGAACCTCCGGTGTCCATGCTCTGCTGGATGTCGGTCTGACCTAATTGCGCAAGTTGCACAGAACCAGAGAAACCTGAAAAACCTGAATCAAATACAATTCCTACTTCTGCTAACGCCGCTGTCTGAGTTGCGTTAATAGTCTCATTGATAAAACTTGTGTCAGCGAAAGTAGCTTCTGGTGTAGGGGTAATAGCAAATGTACCTTGAGTAAAAGTCTGTTCTGGTAACGGTTGGGTAACGCTTAGGTAACGATTTGTATGATTTAGGTCACGGCTAGGTAACGGTTGTGTCTGAGATACTGCACTTTTAGCCAAAGCAGTAGGTATAACGGAAGTCTCGGCAACTATGCTTAATGCCAGTTTGGTAATATCCACTGCCGCCCTCTGCGGTTCTTCCACTTCAGGCACAATCTCTTCCTCTACGACAGCAACTTCCTCGATAGGTGCTTCAAGTTCTACAACTTCCACCTCTTCCTCAATCTCTTCTTCAAAGACTTCCGCAATGACAATCAGTTCCTCTTCAAATACCTCTTCGATCTCTTCTGCAAACACTTCCTCAAAAATCTCTTCAGGCTCTTCAAAGATTTCCTCCTCCTCAAAAACTTCCTCTATTACAACCACTTCCTCGTAAACTTCTTCAAAGATTTCTTCTTCAAACACCTCCTCAAAGACCTCTTCGATTACCGGCGGAGGTTCTGGTTCCAATACCTCTTCAATAAAAGGCTCACCGAAATCTTCCACTACCTCAACTACCTCAACGACAGCCACATATATTGGTTCGGGTTCTTCCCAGCCAGGATTATCATCAACTACAGACCCGCCGTAAGTGGTATCCACATCACCATAATCTATATCATCAACTACAACGTCTATATCGTAGTAATCAGTTAGCTCGTCATCATCCACAAAATAATAATCAGATACATCATCGCCAACTACAACATCGCTGTAGTCCTCAGTAACCGTGGCTACAAATGTCGCTTCCCAGTACCCGTCACAAGATGAATCATAGGTCGCATCCAGCCCACATTGCTGAGATAAATAGGCCGCTGCGTAACCAGAACAACTCGAATCATATAAGGCGCTGATACCACATTGTTGAGCCAGATAAGCAGCCGCATAACCATTACAGGAAGAGTCATATAAGGCGCTGATGCCACATTGCTGCGCCAAGTAAGCGGCTGCATAACCTGAGCAAGCCGTACTATATAGCTGATTCGCATTACACAGCTCAGTTAGGGAAGCCGAATACAGTGACCCTCCGCCTTCAAGCACATTCCCGCTGAAACTTGCGTCAAACGAATCCCAGTTATTATGACCTCCCGTACCGTCATCAAAGTACCTGAAAGTCTTATGTACAGAACTGGTATGCTGCTCACCAATCAGGACATCATGGTTGATAATGTCCAGCGCACCATAGCGATATTCATAGGTGTCGTTTTCCCAAAGTATAGTCTCGAAACTATTGCTACCCCTATGGGAAGGCCACTGATACTCCTTCATCCCATACCAGCCGAACACAACATAATCATCAAAAGACTTAAACAGCATCTTACTGTTGTTGTTTCGGATCAGGTCTGTCCAAAACGGATACAGCGTTTCGTCCCTGTAAGGCAACGGCTGTGGCGTGTAATCGCTGCAATTAAGACCTGAAAAGTTGACACAGCCATTAGTAGACATCTTGGCTTTGCTATAGGAGTTACCCCAGATATCAAAATCAAATCCGAAATCTGGACTCCACCCAGAAATACAGTCATCACAGGCGTTCATGTTTGTAGTACCGGACATCCCCGACAGGTCTATAAGCGCCTGAGAGCCTTCATAGATATATGCCGTAGGATCGCTTGTACTCGCACCGTAAGCGGTGGAACAAAAGAGAAGGGCTATGAGCCATCTCATTAGCATCTCCCTCCACGGGCCTGACAGTTGCGATTATTGCGAGGTCTGTTGTCAGGGTCTTCCGGTGCTTGGTCTGGGTTAGCTTCCCAGGCTAATGCCGCCTCTTCACCAATCATCCCTTCATAGGGACACGGAGTTCCGGCTTGGCGCATTGCCGAGAAAACCCTGAAGTCCTGGCACATAAGACTCACCGCAGCGACTCGCATACCCATGTCATACAAAGTCTTTCCCAGCTTGATTCTTTCGCAGTTCTTATCGGTAATAGATTTCCCCGCAGAAAAACCAAGTATCTGGGTCTGAACTGCGCCTGATATGCCTGTGGTACATAAGTCCTGTGAATAACTGGAACCTATAGATGGCGCTATGGCACTCGGAGGCGGTGATTCTATGCGCTGAGTTACTCGTTGCCTCGATGTATTGTTGCTGGTGTTGGTGTTTGTATTGGTATTGGTGTTGTTTGATGTGTTGTTTGCGCTACTGGTTATATCGCTGGTGCTTTGCGAGACATCTGTTGAACTGCTGACGTTAGTGTTTGTATTGTTGCTTGTTGAGTTCTGGGTGACGTTACTCGTATTTTCATTGACGTTATTTGAATTGCTGGTGTTATTTATCGTTGATGTATTGGTGTTATTGCTGGTTGAACTATTGGTATTGTTGCTGGTTGATGTATTGGTATTATTTGATGTGTTGTTATTGGTTGAATTATTAATATTTGAATTGTTCGCTGTAACCGTTGTTGAGTTCTGATTTACGTTCAAGTTGCTGTTTGTATTTGTGTTATTTGATGTGTTATTAGTCGTGCTGTTGTTTATATTTGAATTGTTAGCAGTGACAGTATTGGAATTTTGGTTAATGTTCAGACTGTTATTAGTGTTTGTATTGGTGTTTGTGTTATTTGATGTATTTGTATTTGTTGATGTATTTGTATTGACGTTGGTGTTCTGGTTGGTGTTTGCATTGGTATTTGTATTGACGCTGGTACTATTTGATGTGTTCAGGTTTGTATTGGTTGATGTATTAGCGTTGGTATTGATATTGGTTGAGGTGTTCAGATTTGTATTATTTGACGTATTGACGTTTGTATTCAGATTCGTATTCGTTGATATTCCCTCGTAATTAGTCGTGTTGGTATTGTTGTTGGTATTCGTGTTGGTATTCGTTGACGTATTGGTTGATACGTTAGTATTGGCGTTGGTGGATGTGTTGGTGTTTGTTGATACGTTTGTGTTTGTATTGTTGTTGGTATTGGTT